CCGTAAGGCGATAGGTAGTCCAGGTAGTTGGGCGATCCTCAAGGCTAGCTATCGCATGTTGCGAGATGCCAAGCAGCGTGGGTTTAAGAGGATTCTAGTCCTACAGGATGATCTGCTGTTTCATAAAAATTTTATAGCAGAATTCGCAAAAGTCCCCAAGACTGTCAAGAAGGACTGGAAACTACTATATTTGGGCGCCACGCAACATAATTGGGCACGTATTCTCAAGTCTCGAAACTTTTACTATCCCGCAGGAACTGCGGATGGAGCATTTGCGGTCGGCATAGATTGCAGCATTTTTGATGAATTGATGAAAGAGATTGTTAAATTTAACATGCCATTTGACTCAGGTCCGCTTCGCACCCTACAAGAAAGGTACTTATATGACTGTTACGTGCTGGACCCGAACCTTATCATTGCTGATATTCGTGACTCCGATCTGCGACATAGTCGTGATCTCGTCTTGTTTGGCAAGAGGTTTCACTGGGATGTTAATCTATATAGACTGACATGATCCTCGTGTGCAAAATGTAATCGATGCAGAGTATAGATAGATATGGATTGGTTCAAAAAGCTATTGGGGACTGAAGATAGCGAAACGTACCGCATTTCTACTGCAAATACCGAGGAGGCGGAAAAGATTCGCAAGGATTTCCTCCATAAAGTGACATATTCTGATGTTGATTTCTTTCATCTGAATGGATATTGTGGTTGGGCAAAGATAGTCAAAGCATATGATGGTGACACAATTCACTGTGTCCTCTTTGTGAATGGCAAACCATTCAAGTTCAAGTTCAGATTGGCTCATATCGATACAGCTGAGAAACGCAGCGAGGATGAGGCCGAGGTGGCATGGGCTCTCAAAGCTCGCGATAGACTTGTTGAACTAAGCGAAGATGGAGTGGTCTGGGTCCATTGCTTTCGTCATGACAAGTATGGTAGGGTCTTGGCTGAACTTTTTCATGAACCAAATGGTGGGTTCAGTTTCAATGATGTCCTTCTGACCGAGGAGCTAGCATATGAGTACCATGGTGGCACACGCAGAGCTTTTCGGGATTGGGCCCCAGAAAGGGCTTGGAAAGGTAAGGATGCAAATGCAGTGGTGACTGAATCTGACCCTGTCAATGTTGACAGCAATATCCAGGACACAGCGGTACTGGAAAGGTTCTAGATTTAAATAGAAATCTTACATATGGGCTTTCTAGGACTATCAAATATCCATCCTTTCGTACAAATGCTCTCTGCGATCCTGGAGATCTCACAGAGAATATCATACTTACATGCCTGAGTTGTTCCTTCTGTATCATCAAATAGGGAATCAACCAATGTGTCGATGTCCTTGTCAAGAGATTGGTTACACAGATCACTAAAACATGGATAGAGCCAGTGTCCTTTGATACTATCTTTGGAGAAGCTACCTTTCTGGAGGTGGTACATTGCTAATTTTGGATTGTATTTGTAATCAAATCTGCCTCTCAGAGAGTTTAGAAGGCGCCCATGACCAACCACCTGGGTATTGAACGATGTTCCCCTTGACCGTAGATCACTATATATTAGAGACCTGATGAACGGCGAGTTACATATGGTTTCCCCGGTTTCTTGCAGCTCTGTCAGGTGCTTTTGTAGTATACTTGTATGGAATTCATGGATCTTTTTCCTTTTTCTCATATTGACTGGGTCGTTGTAGCGATTGTGTCTGTGACATATGTATTTCTTCACACCAGATACATTCTCAATTTTACACGCTTTTGGCACGTTTGTTGTACAAAATATTGATGGCAGCTTCGCAATCAAATATTCTGTTTATATGTATACGATGGTCACAAAAAGGATGAGCACACTTGCCAGGTATAAGCTTGGTAAGGTCATAGTCAAGACAGCTAACTCTGTCATTCAAGAGGCATTGGACTACACAAATATGAATCAAGACCTTGTTGTCAAAAGGTTAGATATGTCACAATGTAACAAGAGCAAATTAGCCCTTTACCGCAGAGAGGTGCTCATAATGAATTCAGTTGATCATCCAAATCTTCTCAACTACATTGATGGATTCATCCATCGTGAAGAGCTGTATCTGGTGATGCCACAGTATGCGGCAAGCCTGGCAGATGTATGCAGCGGACATGGTATCAAAGACAAGGTGTTGATTGCGAACATATTTGGTCGTATTCTACAAGGACTCTCCTATCTTCATAGTCAAAGGATAGTACACAGAGACATCAAAGGAGGCAATGTCTTGCTGGATCCGAATGTGGAACCAGAGCGTCAGCTTGTCATTACTGATTTTGGGGTTTCCAAAGAATGTCTTGACCAGGATCCAACTAGTTTTGTAGGAACACCATGTTGGATGAGTCCGGAGTTGTGCGAGAGTGGTGGTGTTGACTCATATGATTCTAAGACTGATATCTGGTCGATTGGTATCACATTTCTTGAGGTGTATTTTGGTCGCGCACCATACATGGAGTATCCACCTATGAAGGTCATTATGTTGATCCACAAACAGCCCCCACCAATACCATTTCGACATGAGTTGGGCGGACATATGTAAATCTATGTTGGAATTTGTCAAAGCATGTCTCAAAAAGGATCCTGCAAAGAGAGCTGACTGCCAAAAACTCCTTAGCCTACGCTTGATCAAGACCAAAAAACGTGAGGGATCATATTTCACAGATAGAATCAGAGAGCTTGTCTCTAGAATCGGTATCAGTGCCTCGGCAATAGAGGGCTGAGTACGGCAATGAAACACAATCCGACCATTCCCCCTGTAAAGTAACCGAGGGCCTTGTCACGAGATGGTACATCTTTCACCGCCTGACGAGTGATGTATGTGCTGAGTAGTGCAGCACCAGCGACAGCTCCAAGACCGTGCATGCATTTCAGATTCATCTTTGCTTGTGTTCTGTGTGTGTATGTAAAACATACATAGGAATGTGAATGTTGTTTCAAATTTTCTGCGTCAGGAAAATTGATACTATCATCAATCACATCATACATATACTTACAACATTACAACATTACAACATTACAACAACACGACAACACGATGTCTGATTCATCATCTTTCCTATCTCCACAGCGTCTATCATTGCTAGGTCCCTCTGATATCGGACATCATGTCAGGCTCCACGGATGGGTATATGCAACTCGTGCACAGGGTGCAGGCAAACTCGTTTTTGTAGATCTTGGCGATGGTTCGACTGTATCTCCACTGCGATGCATTGCAGTATCATCAACCTACGGGTCCCCAGAGCGATCAGATGAGGCAAAGGGCCCGTACACTCTGTTGACATATGATCAAATGTGCCAGTCAAGCCATCTCTCTATTGGCTGCTCAGTCATGCTTCATGGTCTTGTCACCGCTCCTCCGGAGGGAACAACCCAGGCATTTGAAGTCAAGATCATGGCTCTCTATGTGATTGGTGGTGTTACAGACCCATCCAAATATCCGATTCAGAAATCAATCCTCAAGAAGCCCTTGCAGCTTCGTCAGCACTACCATGCACGATTCCGTGCGCCACTTATTCAACAATATATGCGAATCCGGTCTGAAGCCCTGTTCGCAGTTCATGAGTTCTTCCACCAAGAGGACGTACCCCTTCTGGACCCATCTATCATGACATCATCTGACTGCGAGGGCGCTGGTGAGGTCTTCAAGGTCTCACCACAGTTTTTCAGCTCAGGCGCAATCGCAGCTCTGGGCGAAGGAACAGACAAAGATCAGGACAGCACCCTCTCCCAACCTTACCATGAGGTTGGATTGACGGTTAGTTCTCAACTGCCACTGGAGGCGATTGCTATGGGAACAGGTTCAGTCTACACTTGTCAGAAATCTTTTCGCGCAGAGAAATCACTCACTGCAAAACACCTGGCAGAATTCCTGCACATTGAATTTGAGCGGTATTTCATCGAGCTTCCAGACCTGCTGACTTTTACAGAGCGTCTGGTCAAACACTTGATCAGCAAGGTTCTGACCCGCTGCACCGACCAGTACAAGTATTTCGATTCCAAGCTTGCACCCACTCAGCACCAGGGACACAGCCACTTCCTGAGCTCAATGCTTGACAAGCCATTTGCCCGGATCACACATGCTGATGCGATTGAGTTGATGCAACAGCATTTGCGAGAGAAGGTCAAACACATTGGTGAGTCGGGAAAGGAGGTTCGCCTCAAGTTCAAGGTCTATCCTCGTCATGGTGAGGACCTGGGTGCCGAACACGAGAAATATCTGGTGCAACATTTCGGCACATTCGTTTTCGTAACACACTGGCCATCTGCCATCAAATCCTTCTACATGAAACAGGTCGGTGATGGCACCTGTGAATCTTTTGATCTACTAGCACCTCTGGTAGGCGAGCTGTTTGGAGGGTCCATGCGTGAATGGCGCTATGATGTCTTGCACCAAGAGATCGAGAAACGCGGTATGGATATGAGTCCCTTGCAATGGTTTGTGGATCTACGCAAAGACGGCACCGCACCACATGGCGGATGGGGAATGGGATTTGATCGTCTTGTTATGTTCTTGACCGGAGCTTCATCTGTCCGAGATGTGGTACCATACCCGGTCTACTACACACATTGTCCTTACTAAAGTCTAGGTACATGCGTTCAGAATCAAAACTTACTTTGGTATATAGAACAAACAATGCCAATGTATACTACTCGTACTCGTGTTGGTCTGGTTCCTCCCATCCAATCTGCAATCGTTTCAGAGACTTGTATACCGGGTAGGGAAAGAATTGTGGAGAGGACAGTGTGTGGTCCAACAGTGTGTGGTCCTGCTCCTTTTTGTACCCCTACTGTGTGTGAGACCGTTACAGAGACCTTTTTTGATCCTCCCATCATCGAGGAGCACATAGAATATGAGGGTCCCCCTTACGAGGTCTGCCGACCTGTTTACCGCGGGGGATGGCCCTATGACCACTATGAGGTGTCGGGATCCTATGAGAAAGATCATTGTTGCTGCTGCATTGAGAAGGAAAAGAACAAAGAACCGAGAGAGAAGAGTAAACGAAACCGTGAAAGAAAGATCAAGCCGCTGAGAATAGGTTGCAGGAACAGGAAAGGCAAAAGGATTACCAAGCCAACAAGAACCGAGGACAAGAGTTAATTGCATTAGCCGTGGAAGAATCCAACATAGAAACCGCTACCGAAGGAAACGATGGATGGTACACCAAACTTGTTTAAGCCGTTAACTCCTATCTCATCGGAGGAACCATGCATTTCCGCCACATAGTTCCTGCCGTATTGGCCAATTGATTTGACCGTCTCTGATATAGTCTCGATCTGAGTTTCGGCAACCCAGCCACGAATTTTTGCGAGTTGGAGGCCGCTATATCCAGCCAGGAGACCGAATGAAACCATCTGTCCCAGTTTCTTCAATGTGTAACCAGTGACAAGCCCAGCCATGGAACAAAGAGCGACCTCAGTGACTAGTTCAGTATTTGCACCCATAGTAGTTGTGCGTGTGTATATTGTATATGTGTCACATGACCACTTGGACAATCAAATTTTGTTTACTCATCACATATTTGTATATACACATATACTATACAATATACACATATGCGATTTTGCCAATTCAGGGATATATTTGGTGCCCCGGGTACAGGACTGCACAGCATTCGCCTATTCAATATCGCAATAGTAGATGTAATTGCCACCATTCTTGCTGCATGGATGATTGCATACTATACCAGATATCGATTTGTGTGGGTGTTGGGAGCTCTTTTTGTTCTTGGTATCTTTTTTCATTGGGTATTTTGTGTGGATACCACTATCAACAAACTCCTCTTTGGTAGGAACGACTAGCCTACCTCTTATACGGTCACGTTGCTGTAGCGTGCACTTTTTTCTGAGATTTTTCAGTTTGGAAATTTATTTTTAATCCTCCAAAATGTTTGTGAATTTTCACGTCTCAGTTGCCGTAATTGTGTTCCTATTAGCTAAGTCTAGAGCACAGGATATGGATCAGAATATGGATCAGTGTCGGCCTCCGGCCTCCCCTCGGCTGGCTCAGTGGTCGCTACGCTCCCTTGCCCTCCGGGGGCGCGAAATTGGGTAAAAGGCAAGTAATAGTAAATCCGCATTGTGAAACCATCAAGCCTTCTGAGCCAGGGACTATTAATCTATTTCTTAAACAGTTCCTGTTGCTGTAGCGTGCACTTTTTTCTGAGATTTTTTGGATCCGAAAATTATTTTTAATCCTCCAAAATGTTTGTGAATTTTCACGTCCCAGTTACTGTAATTGTGTCACTATTAGCTAGGTCTTAGGCATCCAAGCCTTCTAACCCAAGAACTATCAACCTATTTCTTAAACAGGAACTGTTGCTGCAGCGTGCACTTTTTTCTGAGATTTTTTGGATCCGTAAATTATTTTTAATCCCCCAAAATGTTTGTGAATTTTCACGTCTCAGTTACTGTAATTGTTGAACTATTAGCTAGGTCTACGGTACCCAAAGTTTGCTGACACATTATGGAAAATTGATATGCATTGCAATCAGTTTGGATTGTATTTGCTCGAGAACACATGAACACCATCGACGAACATATTCGACTAGGATATGCCTGTATCAACCTCACATTGAGAGATTCATCAAGAAAGATATGCACTAACCGTACATGTCGATTAGATACAGCTATCAAGGCTGGTGCTAGAACGGGTCAACCTCCTGGCACAGCTGTTTACTCACGTGCAATATATGACTTCTTGGTAGATTACGGATTGCGCAATACATCGGCAATACTGGAGATTGTCAAATGGCACATTGAGAAAGGTATGCTCTTCTATCGTATGAGTAGTGATATCTTCCCACACATTGACAATGATCGGTTGCGAGGTCATATGACAGATTCTGATATTGATCAGTACCGGAATCTTGATGCATTCACAGAGAATCTCCATTCCTTGGCCAGATTGGCATATGAACATGGTGTCAGACTGACCATGCATCCGAGCCCATTCGCTGTCCTTGGATCTCCTGATATTGAGAAAGTACACAGTACAATCGATACCCTCAAATGGCATGCTCGAATGTACGTGGTAATGGAGGAATATATTTGTGAGACACATGGTGTCAAGCAAGCGTTCCGTGATTCTATTCTGTGTTTGCACATTGGTGGCAAGTACCCAAAACATGGTGGAAAAGCGGCTACATTGGAGAGATGGAAGCACAATTTCAGGTATATGGTTCCTGACTGGGTTCAGAGGCGCATCGCTATCGAGAACTGTGAGAAAAATTACAGTGTTGAAGATTTACTACCCGTTGCACAGGAGCTCAATATTCCAATCATATTCGATTTCCACCATTACGACTGCTATCCGGATTTTCACAAGGATGAACCTCCCCAGAAACCATGTTCAGAGCTGTTGCCTGCGATCCTCGATACCTGGTCAAGGCGACACATGCGACCAAAATTTCATCTCAGTGATCAGGATCCAGCAAAGTCCCGTGGTGCACATGCGCCATTTGTGAGTTCAATCCCAGACTCACTCCAACGATTACATACTGAACGACCAGAACTGCTTTTTGACATCATGATCGAGGCTAAGGCCAAAGACTATGCAGTCTTCTATCTTTTGCACAAATATCCACACCTCAACAAAACAAAGATAACTTCGCCACTGGGAATGATCCCAAGTAGTCAGATGTTACCTCCTCTGCAAACCATTTCCCGCATACCACCACCCTGTATACTACCATCTCGCACGACATTGTCACTGCCACCACTGCCAGTTCCAATCCTACATGGGCCACTGGCACCGCCATTGCTGATGCTGCCAGTCCCAGTGCTTCCACAAATGATCAACAATAGTATGTAGTGTATGTAGTGTAGTGTGATGCATCATTGTTTTCCTGACCATGGTCTTTGGTTCGACTGATCTCAGAACGTAGATCCTCAAGCTGGCTTTGAAGTTTTCGAATCTCATTCAGCAGCATATCATTTGAAACATTGTTTGAATTGTTTGAAACACCGACGCTGCGTTGCTCCCTGGGTTTGTTGATTGTGGAGATAGTGGCATTGTATTCAGCGAATTTTCGTCGACTCACAGCGGGGGCTGCAGGCTCTGATTCTGATTCTGACTCTGACCCAGCAGAGCCAGCACTGAAACCTCTCTTTTTCAGATGATTGTTGTATGACATTTTGAAATCAGTTACCAAATTACTGGCATACATATTCTATCATTTTTTACTTTGGTATCCTCACACGTGTCAAGACATAATCCGACGGGAGGCCAATACCATGAACCTCGAGGAACTCATTGCATTCTGGTGATAGGTCTGCGACTGTGATATCAATGTAGTCACCATCATCGCTATCGCTATCGCTATCGCTGTCACTCTTCTCTGCACAGGCGCGCCAGTTATTGTTCAGGTCGACCAGCTCTCTCTGGATAGCATCAAGCTTTTTGTCGAGATTGTCGCATTGAACATTGGTCGAATCTTTACCAACCGTATTGTCAGACTCTGATTTCAGGTTTTCCCAATATTCATGCAGAGACGGATGATCGTCATCGCTGCTCTTGTGGCCCTTACTGTTTTGCAGTTGATATAAAATGTCTCTAATCGTTTCACCTTCGTGGGGCATGTGCCTGTGTCTCTGTCAGACTGAGATAGTATTTAGGTTAGGAGTGCGGTATTCTGGATCATTTTTGCTGGCACGTGTATAAAAAATACCCGATAATTATAAGTACAATGACAACGAGATTGGAGCCAATGGCCCAGCAGATTGAGATGGGAGCAGACCCATGCTCTCTCGAGAAACAATCATACAATTCATACGATACAGACCAATCAATAAAACAATCTATCACACCTTCTATGTTGATTCAAAAACCACCACTAACAAGACCATTGATTTATAGAAAACTTTATCCAGGAATCTCCATTGAATGGCTGGATGCAAATTACGGACACTATCTCATATCTGGTGAAGAGAGTTGGAGAGAGATTCCCAGGAGATTTTGGTTCAAGCTACAGAATCAGAATGGTGTTGATTCGTGGTGGGATATTCGCCAACTATTGCTTCAAATAACACAGTGCCTAAATAGCAGCAACATGGGAAACAGTTACCCTCAATTCCCCCATGATCCATTCACCAGATATCCGATTCCATACGACCAATTGGACCAGTTATATTTGAGAGCACATGAGCTACAATTATCAGTGCACTGCAGCACATTGGTATTCCTTTACTGGCTTCATGGTAAAAAGATCCGCAAAAAGGACAACCGATGGAAAAAGACGATATTGAACACGAAACAGTTGAATATGATATTGTGCACATGGCTCCGGTTTCGTAATATTAATAGCCAGGATTCTCAGGGTAATTTCATAGGAATTTGGGAGCCGAAACGGCAGGAGATAGACGTATTTGAGCGCAATTATCACCAATATTGTCAGCAGCCTCCATTCATGTTCGAATTTGGAACTGAGATTATCAATCCACGCAGGAAGATTTTGGAAGATTTTTTGCGGAGATTACCAAAAGAGGAGTGGGACCTTTCTATGCATTCCTATCCGGTGGAAACCAGTCCTTACATATTTTACCCCAAGCCACAACATCGATAGAAAACAGACAAGCAGAGGAGACCATGTGCTCCGTCGTGTACCAATCTGACAGCATATTATGACGGTATTTTATTTTAAAATAAAATACATTTTTGCACTCATCCAGCATGACAGAGCTTAGAGCTATTCCACCATAATGTATTATCAAAAACAAAGCATAATGCCAGCTAAGACAAAGACGACGAAGGTTACTATTCCAGTTGTTCAGAAACCAGTTGCTGCTGCTGCGGCCCCAGCAGAGGCGGAGGCTAGCCCAGCCACCCCAGCAGTTGCTCGTCCATCCAGTGATGAGGTGTTCGAGCAGACCCTGAAAGATGCTCAGAACCTTGTTGTTGCTGCTCGTGGCATGGTTGCCCGTGTTCGCGAACTGAAGCGCACTCATGATCGTGAGCTCAAGGAGTCTAAGAGAGCTTCAAAGAAAAACCGCAAGCAGTCTGGCGGTGCTCCACGCCCACCAACTGGTTTTGCCAAGCCAACAAAGATCTCGGATGCTCTTGCCGATTTTCTCAAGAATGTTGCTGGCAATGCTGATGTCAACCGCGGCGACCTGATGACGCGTACCGAGGCGACCAAGCGTCTGAACGCTTACTTTATTGCCAAGGATCTGCGCGATTCTGAGGACAAGCGCAAGATCCACTATCAGAAGGATGCCGCCCTGGCCAAGCTGATCAAGCTTCCAGCTGGCACCGAGCTGACATACTTCAACCTCCAGACGGCCATCAAGGAGGAGTTCCCAAAGGCATAAATTAATAGCACATACATTGTGCTAACTGTTACTGTATTTCATACAAATTTACACAATGTGATTTATATGAAATATTGCGATCTCATGAGATGATGAACCGAGCAGAGAGCTTCTCAGGGCATGATTCCTTTCTGATGATGGATCTCTTGAGCTTCTGCAAGCATATCATTGAGACGTTCCAGAATCTGATGGCATGCAATCTTCAACACGCGCAGTGCTTCATTGCGCTCATCGTTGAACAGATTGGAGAATGAATCTTTCTCACTGAAGAGTGGATGGTCTCGTTCAGGAGTTTTAAATGTGAGATTCATAGTGGCTTCCAGAGGGTGTGGAACGCGCCAGTTCGCGAAACATTGTTTCATCACTGTGAAATAATCCTCCTGCGAGTAATTCTCTCCAATGAGATGATCAAGGATATAGATGTAATGAGCCTTGATGAGCTGACCCAGGGTCGCACTCTCAATCTTCTCGCGATCATCTATGGTAATGACCATTAGGTTAGGAATGCTCTGACTAAACTTGACAGAAGCTCGTTCAGAGATGCGTCCGCCGAAGTCCTGGATCTTTTCCAGCACATCCATCCGAAATGACTCAACCTTGGCAATCAAAACTTCAATAGCACGAATCCAGATCTGGCCTGGCCACATGTGGCCATTGTATTCAATTTCGAGGAGCCAGCGCTCAGGCATATCGTAACGAATGAGGATTGGATCTGTTGAGAGCAAATAATCCTGCTGATCTGCAATGGGATCATGAGTATCCTCTTTTGGATGCAGTTTGGCTTCCAGTTCAGCCAGCTGTTTAAGAGCATCATCATGTGTTTTCCGCAACTCATTCAGGCGACTCTGGATCTTGGCTTTCTCTTTTTCAAGGCCAGCTGGATCGTTGATAAAAAATCCACTTGATCGCGAATCCCAATCTTTTTGCTCTTCTGGTTTGAGTGCATTCCATTCAGCCTCAGCCTGACCACGCAGCTCATCTGTTTGCGCAGGAGACAGAGGACCCCCAGTCTCCTTGACAGAGACAGTGTTTGCGTCTGTGACTTTTGTGGAGATATAGAGATTATGACCATCGATGTTATTCCAATAATCATGCACCTTGTGAAGCTCGATCTCGGTGATCTTTTTCTGACTCAGGTATGGCTGCATCTCGCGATCAACAATTAGATTGTCAGCTGCATTCTTGACCTGTTGTTCATAGTCGTAATCATCGCGTGCCTCTTTGCGCTTTTTGAATCTGTACTGAGGGATGGCGGAGAGCCATCGAGCGTGTGTGAGCTCATTCGGGAGCATACTGTTCGGGTTAATAACACCACCAGTACCAAGCGCCACTGTCATCTCTGTGAACAGGCTCTCACCCTTTTTAAGAGCGACCAGAATTAGCTCGGGATATTTGAAAATACCGTGATGGAATTGTTCATCCATTTCCTCCCACTCTTCACCTTCCAGATTGATGAAGTTAATCTTATCACTCGCCTTGTTCATAAGCTCACGGCTAATTGGAACGGGTGTCGTTGGTTCCGTGCCCACACCATCACCTCTGCGGTGAAAGATGCGAATATCTTTGCAGCAGGCCTGCCTGAGTCTGTTGTACATATCATCCTCATCATCAAGGTGCTCATAGCGCAATGGCTTGTTCGGATTCTTGGGATCACACAGACGAAAAACCCAATTCTCTGGATCTGGAAACAGATCAGTATCTCCATGGATCGGAACCATTCCAACTCGATCTGAGATCTGTTGTGCGCTGAAAACTGTGAGATTGCCCATCTCCAATACTCCATCATCGCCAACGAAAGTTTCGGGGACAAGAACATCCTGTGTGAAACCCCAAACAGGGACCTCACTTAGAATAATACGACGCAATCCGTTGACGATGCTGTTGTCAAGTCCCGCAAGCAGTGGTTTTCCGCCAGGGGCAGCAGAAGGATTGCCAATCTCAAGTGCGAGACTGGTTGCCTCCCCGATCGTTGGATCCGACTGACTCAAATCCCACTTTGAATGATACTTTGGCACGGTGGTAGACATGATTCTATAATTACCATCACAAGAATTTCGCACCTTGCATCAATTTTCATGACTTACCCGTTCTTCCCTCTACGACTATCCATTATCTTGCGCAAAAGCTTGTCCTGAACCTGAATGGTCTTTTCCATTTTTGAAAGCTTGCTCTTGAGCCGTTCAACCTCTATAGAATCGTCAATATCATTCACAACATTCAAACCCTTGGAGACGACACCATTGCTGTCTGAATCAGATACACTCTCAGAATCCTCACTGCTATTACTGTCCAGATTCCATTGGTCCTTATCTTGTATAGCATACTGATTGGATTGATGGTACCTCTGATTCTGAACATGCAATTGCTGTGTTCCAGTGCCTATCTCACTCCCTGGATATACTGGATAGACTCCCTCATTGGGTTCACATTCATCCGGTTCCACAACTGTTACAGTGGCTCGCTGAGGAGCATACTGATGCTGCTGCTGTTGAGGAGCATACTGATGCTGCTGCCGTTGCTGAGGTGTATACTGATGCTGCTGCTGCTGAGGTGTATACTGGTACTGCTGAGGTGTATACTGGTACTGATGCTGCTGTTGAGGTGTATACTGTTGTTGCTGAGCATACTGTTGTTGCTGAGGTGTATATTGATACTGCTGAGCATACTGTTGCTGAGCATATTGTGGATGGTGTTGCTGAGCATATTGTGGATGGTGTTGCTGAGCATATTGTGGATGGTGTTGCTGAGCATATTGTGGATGCTGATGTTGGGGGTGTCTGGTGTACTGAGGCTGTTGGTACTGAGGCTGTTGGTGCTGAGCATACTGGGGAGGCAGGCGTTGTTGAGAGTATTGGGGTTGTGTCAGACCATATTCAGAAGGCCAAAAATGTTGTTGGTGTGTTTTTTTCTTTCTGGTCGTTCTCTTTTTAGCAGTTTTGCGAGTGCGGGTCTTGGGCTCCTGGTAAACGACTAGCTGACCACCTTCATCATCACCTGCACCAGTTTCATCCCACGCGGTCTCATTGTCATCTAGATCTGGTCTAACTTGTGCACGTAATCTGCGGCTCTCTGATTTGTATTTATTAATTCTGTCATACAGCTCTGAGGTATCTGCTTTTTTCTCTCGAGAGATGGATGTGTTCTGTCCTTTCATGGTCCTTTCAACCCGTCGTTTTAATCTTGGGTCGACTCTATTTGGGTTTTGGTGCGAGCCCTGCCAGATCCTATTCACCTTTCCGCTAGATAGGCTGGTCAGGTTTGCACTCTGAGTGGGATCACCAACCGTGCTGAAGGCCATGTCACCTGCTGCCATCATAGGTTGTGGGTCTCCCTGCACCTCTTCCAGCCCTCCAGGGCTTTTTTGTCGATGGGAGTCTTGATAGTGTTCAAATATTCGATTAAATGTTTTTGAGCTGAAGCGGCCTCCTTTGAAAATGCGACTGATATCGCCCAACTGATGCTCTATCATAGCATTCTCCCTTTCCAGATCGGCCAGCGTGCGCTCCTCCATGGGATCTGATGTATTGGGAATGCCATGGGCAGCATTGTATGCTTCATTGAAACTATGGGGATTATAACGCGATGGATCAATCCGGTGTGAATATTTAATAGAATTATAGTTGAAATTGTTATGGCCGCTCTTGAGGTCATTATGTCCAATATTACTCTCACCTCCTACCTGTTGTGAATTATGTTTGATCGTGTTGTATGCAGTCTGCAGGGCTTTATATAACCTCGGATCACCTCCCTTGTCAGGGTGGCATGTACGTGCAATGTGCAAGAAAGCTAATCTAGCTGTCCGCGCATCTGCAGTTCGAGGAATCTGTAAGAGCTCATATGGATCCATCTATATACAAAGTTAGAGAACTTACAGAATGGTTGCCCGCACTTCAGCCAGTGCAACTTCCCATGTGGTCGACAGCATTGGATTCAAGGCTGGATTCAGTGGTCAAATCTCTTCTGAGGAGTCCCCACTGCCGCTGTTTGATGGTTTGGAAAGGGTGTCCTGAACAATATGATACTGCGACGCCAGTTTCTTGGCAACAGTTTTGTCCATAAATTCAACTGCAGCAGCATGGGAGGAGAACTCACGCTTCCTGGTTTGAGAATATGACTTGCCAATACCACCGAAGTTGATAGTGTAGACCTTGCCATTGATGATACATTCCCAATACTTGTTGGATCTCCCATCATTGCATACCAGGTAGATATACTTTCTCTCGCTCTCACTCGCACTCGCACTCATACTCATGTTGATATACTATGATGTATCTGGTTCATATACCAGATATACCATGCGAAAAGTCAATCATTTTTTAAACTTTTGTGAATACAAGAATGGGTTGTCCGCCTCAGACCAAACGCCATCAGTCCGTGATGGATCAGGTGGAGGATGAGCTGGTTCCTCAGAAATACAGAGTGAGAGCACCAGATCTAGTGTGGTCCAGTAAGAATGTTACCTGGCATGGTCAGGATCTAAATAATTTATGCAGCATTTTGATGGACTCAATCAAATATGGGGATTCAGACAAAGCAAATAGTATTACGATTGAATTGTTGGTCAGTGGGTATTCATCCCGTATATGGAATGTCATCTGGCATAGCATCATGTTGCATGGACTCGGTATGAGAGCACCAGATCTGTGGTCTATGTTCCTGACAGAGTACAAAACCCTGAATGCTATTAGAAATAGGCTCAATCGATTAGGGCGTCCCTGGGACATTGCAAATCATCAAGAGTACAGGAACCACCTTGCACATTGTGTGACAATTCTGTGCGTAATGTGTGCAGATGAAAGCGAAGCGACACATGTTCTGCCGCTTGGATCATTGTCTCCACAAAACAGTGAGACTTACATAACATCCTGTTTACCTGCCTCTAGCCGTGCGCGAGGAGTTGCACAGGAGTATATTCTGTTGACAAAGACTGAGAGGTCATCAACGATTGGCTTGCAAGAGCTCCATTTCAATCTAACGCGGTTCCTACATTCTGTCAATACATTACAAGACCTCATGAAGGTGTCGGATGTTTCCAAAGCATCTGAAGCCTTGGAGGCTGCGACATCAGAAACATTTTTCTGGATCTATGAGATAGTGAGAATGAGCGGTGCTGAGTTGCATTTAAGAGGAGATTTCCAATATTATATGCCTAAATTAGACCCTGTTAAGGTCCCTTGGGTCACCAGTGCTGCCAACATTCTGTGGAATTATCTGTTTATCAGGTGTTCAAACAAGCAATGGAAATATTTCACCATTTTATCAGAAGTATACACAATGGCATACAAACATAAGGATGTTATAACCTGTGCAGCTATCCTGTACAATCTGTTGCTCATGCAAACATTGTATTCCCAGCAAGCCCCTGCACATCTGTGCCTGTATGATTCTCCTGTTGTGATTCAGGCGGTGATGAGGATAAACAAAGCATATGTGCATGCATGCGCATAATATATGTGCGATGATTCTATGTCATTGTTAGTTGGTTGGATGAGTTATTTGACATCTTTGACATTCTATTCAGGTCGGTTGCAAACCGTAGGACAGTCAGATAGTAAAAGGTATGATTTAAGGGAATTTTACAACTCTCAAAAAAATCGGAAATGGAAACTCGCTGATTCAGAAGAGTTCCTGGAATCTACCAATAAGATGTGCATAATGGCCAATGGCAAGGAGATCTGGTCAACACATGACAACATGGGTATCGGGATCATGAGTTTCCAAATGGGAGCCGATGTGGATAGTTACAGTCCAGAGTTTCATCTCAAGAGCTATGAACACTTTCGTTGGAATGTGAAGAGCGATTTGATCAAACTGCTGCGTAAACTGGATACTGTGCGAGATAGTACCATGTACCATGTTATGTTCATACGTGACTGCAACCCAGGAGAGCTTAATAAAGGGCTACCTGAGAGTATACGCAAAAGAGTAGGGTCTACCTTACTCCCTAGAATAAATGACCTTAAAGAGCATCAGAGATTTAGCTGGATCTTGGTGATTGGACCAGAGCAGACTACATCATCGTCCACCCCGCCCATAAAATTACCTTTCCAGAAACATATAAGTGCATGGTCGCGTGGACCAGTTAATAGAGGATCACAGGGTTCATCTATCCTTGGTCAGTCATTGTCTACTAACTGTGCAGAGGTCCGCCTCAGACTTTAACAATTACAATCGGTTTCACTGACTCACCTCTGTGTAAGCGGCCCTTCATAGACCTTCGTCCATAATGTATTTGTGCAAAAGTTGTATAAATTTCCTTCTGTCTGGATTCATCAGTTTGACAGTATCATCGGTAGTCCAACAACCGATACCGATCTGATAGCCTGGCGAATTGAAATGTACTCGATTGCACACCGTATACATATTACTATCTTGCAATTCATCGTATACCCTTCTTGCACATGTTGTGCAGTACCCCACACGCCCATATGTATGTAGACTCCTGTTTGCCATTTGGTATTGTAGTATATGAGAGGCAGATGTGACTGGTTCAATTTTCCTAGTACCACAGACCTTGTCCTAAGTGCGCATGGAATGTTTTCGATCAACTTGAGAAGAACCAATTTTCACGTCTCAGTTACCGTAATTGTGGCACTATTAGCTAAGTCTAGGGCACAAAAGTCTTCTGAGTCAGGAACTATCAATCTGCCTCTTATGCAGGCACCATTGCTGCAGCGTGCACTTTTTTCTGAGATTCTCCGACTTTGAAATTTATTTTTAATCCTCCAAAATGTTTGTGAATTTTCGCATCTCAGTTACTGTAATTGTGGCACTATTAGCCAAGTCTAGGGCACCAAAGTCTTCTGAGTCAGGAACTATCAATCTACCTCTTATACAGGCCCCATTGCTGCAGCGTGCACTTTTTTCTGAGATTCTTTGGATCCGAAATTTATTTTTAATCCTCCAAAATGTTTGTGAATTTTCGCATCTCAGTTACTGTAATTGTGGCACTATTAGCCAAGTCTAGGGCACCAAAGTCTTCTGAGTCAGGAACTATCAAT